TCTTCTTTGCCTGATTGAAATTGTGTTGATTGAGATAAGGTTTAGCATAATCATATGCAGTCCTCACTCTTTTTCCCAATGTCGCAGCTCTGTATGCGGTTATAGGCAAAGGATAATTCATCTTCTTTGTTTTATGTGTATATTAATTATATATTTATTTTATTATGTTACGAATGTTTTAACGTAACCAGTCACCCCTCACGAATCCTGTAGGGTCTTGTAGGCCTATGTTGTAAATACGATTCAACTCTCTGCCATCTAGGTACTCCCTTATTAACCGATTCATTTGTCGCAACGCCCACATTGGCCATCTCGCAAGGTGTCTGTCTCGCTCGATATAATTTCGTAAACGCGTGACACCTCTCTGTGCCATGATTCTACGCACGACTGTAACTGAATGCCTTGCTCTTCTACCTTGATAAATTGAAATGTAAATATCCGCAACATTTCTTTTAAGGTCTCTAAACGTCATGTTGAACTACTTTTATTCTAAAATCGCGAAGGAGCATTAGGGTGGCAACCCGGCGACTGCTGCAAGAAAAAAAATTATGCGGTAAAACTTGCCGCCGACAAACTTCCCCCCAATGTGAGCTGGTTCATTATTACCCAGCTCACTTCCCAACCTCATCACATAATTTTCAAAATGCCATCACAAGCGAAGCGTTGGTGTTTCACATTAAATAATTACACTTCGGAAGAGGTTAATTCTATTACTGCTTTGTCCGACCGTGAAGACGTTCAGTATCTTGTATTTGGCTACGAAACTGGCGACCAAGGTACACCGCATCTCCAAGGATATGTCTATTTCTCAGTCGCCAAGCGATTCGCCACAGTCACCGGTCTTATCCCCCGTGCGCATCTTGAAGTTTCCAGAGGTACGCCGAAAGAGGCTTCTGAGTATTGCAAAAAGGAATCAAACTTCGTGGAATTTGGAGCACTCCCAGGAGGACAAGGAACTCGGTCAGATATTGACCGGATTATCGAGTGGCTTGACGAGTTCATCGAGTCCCACTCCAGAGCACCGACCGCACGTGAAGTTGCCCAGCAGCAACCCAAGGCGCTATTGCGATACAGAGATTTTATCTCGTTTGCCCAACTCCGCGCCCCAGAGCCCGACCTCATCACAGGAGAGTGTCGCGAATGGCAGTCAGATCTTGAATCAATCCTCTCAGATCCCTGTTCCGATTCCCGCTCCATTCACTTCTTCGTCGACGAACGTGGCGGATCAGGTAAGACTTGGTTCCAACAATACTTGTTCACTAAGATGCCCAATCGTGTCCAGATGTTGCAACCGGCTCAATTCAAAGACATGGCGTACTTGATTGATCCTTCAAAAGATATTTTTCTCATTAACGTTCCTCGCGGTCGCATGGAATCTTTTTCTCTCAATTTTAGTATTCTCGAATGTCTGAAGGACAGAGTTGTTCAGAGTACGAAGTATACACCGATGATGAAAGTTCTTTCTCGTCTTCCTCATGTGGTAGTATTCTCTAATGAGGATCCTCCAAGGCATATATTATCTACGGATAGGTACAAAGTCAATAATTTATATAATCCTTAAGTTATTTTAATATACTCTTTTATACCAGAGTTGTGCTCTAATCTTGAAGTTTAACTCAGTTGGCGTGTATGGTTTAGTTTCGCTCATGAATGCTTTCTTTTCAGTGAACATCATGAATTGCAATATCTGTTCCATGTGTGTTTTTCTGTTTTCACCGTCCATGGCAACCTTGAATCTGAATCCCCCTCTAGGAAACCATTTGATTACAATACGACGTTGATTGCTTGTTTGCCAACTTTTTCTCGCCGTGACATTAAAGTTGATGGTACCATCACCATTCAGTCTCCTCATGTCGTGGCCTACTTTAACAACCCTATCATGATAGACAGAACGACGTACTTTGTTAATTGGCATCTTCATTTTTGCATTTTCTGGATATGAGTTATCCCCATGTGTCGGTAGGATGTCATTGAAGTCTAGTCTTTTACATTTATCGTGAGGATCCTGGAAAAGCTCATCTTGGAGATCCATTGCTGCTAACGCGACAGCTGCTGTGTCGTTAGCTCCTCCAGCTGCATTTTTATTCATTAAAAGCAAAGTTCTCACGTATATTTCATCGTTCGTACTCGGGTTTTCAATGTCGATTGTGAATTTAATTCCTGAAACGTCAATACTGCAATCTTGATTGTTCATTATATTCGTTGTGTTCGCGAACAAATGTTGTGTCACATCAAATTTGATGTGGTGGGCATCAGCAGTGTTTGGTTTATTTGTGATCAATTGCGCAATTGCTGTTTCTCCATTGGCATGAGTTCTATGCGAATCCCACACTCCGTCTTCTGCTCGAAGGAAACGGTGAATCTCTTGGACTTCTGTCTTAGTTTCACGTATACCACGGTGTCGAACAAGTCGTCCTTGGCGTTTTGTTCTCACCCTTGCGGATTTACGCATGTTGTATGGTGCCTTCTTCTTGTAAGTCTTCCTGGAACGGTACCTCTTCGATGCCCATGTTGCAATCTTCTTTGCCTGATTGAAATTGTGTTGATTGAGATAAGGTTTAGCATAATCATATGCAGTCCTCACTCTTTTTCCCAATGTCGCAGCTCTGTATGCGGTTATAGGCAAAGGATAATTCATCT